TCAATAAATACCTCTTTTTTTGGCATGCGGAACGCGACCGTTCGCGGTTCTTCCAAAGAACCGTATACGGTGGTTGTTGTTGTTAACAACAATATGAGTATAATATGTTCTTACCTGTACCGCCGGCGGTCAGAAACACCGCTCCCGTTTACATAATCCACGTAGCCATGACAACGCAATTGCACACTCGCTGATTCTGCAGGACGCCGACCGCTGACGGTCTGGAATAGGTAGTAACTATTGGCGCCAACCGAATCAGGTAAACACTAATCCTGCCAGCTGGCGCGTCAAAGTGACACTAATCCCTTTGGTTGGCAGAGCAAAGTGTACTCCTGACTTGGCTAGGATGTTGTGTACCGGGAGCGGTTTATATGTCCTGCCAAAATATCCAGGTGCAAAGTTTTAGTCACCGGGTGCAACCGGGCGCGGTCTGGGCATGGAATGTTGGATGGGGGACCTTGTTGATGTGGGAGTGGTGCTGACACTGCAATCCAAAACATGAAGCAGAGCACGCAAAGGTAGAAAAAAAAAAGCAATAGGCTTTATTTGTTTTTTTTCCTTTTAACAGAGCGTTTAGAAGTTGAAGATGGCGACCGCGAACGTTTACGGTTCAGGGGGAGGCTAGACTGCGCAAGGAACTTGCGCCCAAGGGGAAACTGATCCAAATCCTGAGAAAACTTTTCAGAAAGATCAACAAGCCAAAAAGAGTAGCCAGCGTAGGGGTCGGTCTCAGGCGAAGGCGGGGCCTTGTCTGGACAACGCGTGGCCAGGGAGTCCAGATAGCGGTACCTATCCTCAAGCAGTGTAGCAGTAGGGGCCTGCAGCCCAATATTCCACTTATCTAAAATATGAGAGTTAAGGCTGTGCAGATGTGCAAGCACGTCAGGGGTGAGGGGCACAATGCAAAGCTGGAAGATAAAGGAAAGCTCAAATTCCTCTGTATGCCTCAAATAGGTTGTAAATTTACTAGAATCATAAGTGGACTGTTCCTCGTTAGCAACAGTGATCGTCATGTTGGTACCACGGGTCGTGTCACCAACTGTGACAAACAATTGATTGAGCCAGCAGATGCCATTGTTCAGACCTTGTGACCTCTGCAGCCAATAAGGGCGGTTGAATATCTGAGAATCCGTAGAGGTCAACGATCCACTGGGCGCCCCATAGTAAACAGCAGTGCTAAAGTTATTTTGCTGTTCACTACCATCGGGCTTAAAATATAAATCCTCAGGAACCGCCTCCCCCACTGCACCCTCCCTGCTAAAAAAATGCCGAATATATTCCTGCTCACGCCTTGCAAAAAAGAACATAGAGTCACCACTAGCTTCTTTACTCATCTTAAGGTAATCAGGGTACTTGGTAATAGAAAACACAGTGTCCAGAGGTGCATCGGACTTATTCTGAGAGAGACCCCTGTGATCCATAGCACCGTAGCCAATCTCCATCATGTCACCATCCTGAATGTAGGTGTTCTTAAGCTCCAAAGGAGGACACTCACCTTTTTTCTTGACTCCATTGCAAGGCCTAGCAGCAGACCAGTGTTCACCGAGGGCAGGGGAACACCCAACAATAAGAACCTGGGTTTGTTTTGCATCAAATGCCACATTTTGTCTGGAATCCTTAGGCTGGGCCATCTGCTGCTGATACTTGCCTGGATTTTCATTATCTGTGTACCGATTGAACAAAGGATGCCCAGTGACCCCTATACCAAGTGGCTGTCCACGACCAACGTCCATCCCACGAAGGCCCCATACCAACCTCTCCTTTTCAGGATCGTGTGCAGGACGCTCAGCAAACGCAAACTGATTAGGATCAGGGAGAGTAACCCTAAACACCCTGAACTGATTACTGGAAACCTTTGGAATTTTAACTGTGATTTTATCCTCGGCGAGAATGCTAAAAAAAGGGTTTCCCACAGTCAAAAGCCTATCAGAGGCCGCATGACAGAAAACAGATGTACGCTTAATATAGGTGTCAGTGTGAAGGACCTTGGTGACTGGGTTAGGGGGCAGGAAAAGCTTCTGGCTGTTGGAGACCCACACGGCCATCTGCAAAAAAAAGAGGAAAATCACAATGATTTGCGCCTGCGACGGCGCCTACGTTTGAGGGATAAAGAGGGATGCAAGTAATAATCACTCCCAGAACCACGTTCCACATCCACTATTACCAGGGGAGGCACAGGGCCGAACGGCCCAAAAATACCCCCAGAACCTTCCCCCGGATAGTCGACCACTACACCGTTTCCGATGTCCACTGTGCTGGGAAAAGCAAGGGTATTGGTAGGCAGATCCAAAGACACACGGTTACGCCCTCTGGGGAACTCAAGACGGACATTGTCAAAATTGGGTATGTCCTCCACCCCCAGTAAAACAGCCTCCAGATCATTAGAGGTCAGCGACAGCGATGACAAGCTTGAGCTATCAAGGTCAATGACCTCAAACGATGACTCAGAACCCCCAGAGACCATAACAGTAGTGCCCGTGTGTTCCCCAAGACCTGTCATTTCAATTTCCTCAGCAAATGTCAAGGTACTTATATCATGATAAAAGTGTGCCTGAGACCCCAACTGGACGCCACTGCGGGTGGTGATATTCCCACGGACACCCAGCCTACCTACCCTAACATGTCCGGACGGGGCGCGTTCAAACCGTGCAGAGGACAGGCGTACAATGTCCCTGAAACGAGGGTCCGGGGCAGCCCGAACCTCCGGATATGGGGGAGGTTCAAACTCAAGGGTCCCCTCAAAGGTTGGATTGTCGAATTCAAACTGAACACGGGGGCCCGGCCTCTCCAATACATCCAAGTCAGATATATTCACCTGCTCCACAAATCGCTGCGGGTACCCCCCTCTACGGGGAGCAATGGGCCGTGTAGGTGTACCTTTAGGGGTGCTTGTGCGAAACACACGTAGGGGAATCTCCTCTGAAGGTCCTACAGACACACCGCCATTGCTGTGTGTAACAAAAATGTTGCTGGAGGAAGAAGTTTCCCCCAAAGCATTATCACTGCTCGGGACTACATCAAACGCGGGGTTGGAATGTAGTGACCAACTGGTGCTGGTCCTGACAGGTGGCGAGCTAGGGATGGGTTCCACCACAGCATGAACGACCACACGCACAGGTCCAGCATCAAAGGAAGAACCCGAAGTGTCAACAGGGACCTCCAGCGGCACCGTAGGAATGCCGGGGGTCTCCCCAGGATTAACCTCCAACAGGGGCACTTCCGGCAACCCCTCCTGCAGCGGCACCACAGAGGGCGCCAGCGCATCAACGGGAGGTACCTCAGCCGCCCCAAGAACGTCCAAGGGAATGGGAGGACGGACGGCACGCGTCCCTGCACCCACAGTAACACCAGACCCAACCCTACCACCAAGCGGGACATACCCCCCAGATCCACCTCGCCCCGTAGCCGTTCCTATGTTCAAGCCACCAAGAAAGACCGCCGCCCCCCCATACTGCAAAATCTTATCAGCCACAGTTTTGTGTTCATATGTATTTATTACGTCAGGAGGGCAAGTGTTGCTTGCTTTGCAAGTCCTGTAGAGGTCTGCAGCAGACGCTCTCTTTGTTCTACGCGCACGGACCATGACAAGTCAACTGGTGACAGGCCACACGCCGCCTGCGCGAGAGACGTACAGTACAAAAAGTACAAAAAGGTATAAAACAAAACACGTACAAATACAAAACTATGGCTGTATGCATAAGTCCAGTGACATGCGCGCGGCGCCTTTAAGGAAAGCGCAAAATGGCTGCTCTGCAGAATTCAGCAAGCATGAGTCATTTAGGAGGCGTGGTCAATCACTAAAGATGGAGCTCTGAAAGGTCACGGTCGGGGGCAACCGCACGCGGTTCAGGAACTCTGCCCTCTGCGAATTCCCGGAGAATGTCAGCAAAATCCGTGCACTCCCGATTCTGTCCGACCCTTCCCCAGCCCAGTACCACGTCGTGCTAATGCGTTCAAACAGTCCCCTGTGCAGATTCTTAGCCCGGTACCTGAAGCACTTAAGTGTGTTGCACGGTCCCGCAAGTACAATCACAGATGGGGAGCTATCCCCAGCTTCCCGAAGAAACGGTTGAGGTCCGCCTCGACGTCGACTAGACACTGAAACGCGTCCTTGCACACCTGGTCCAGGGCCCTCTCCAGGGCCAGCTTCTGCTCGTACAACGTCGGGCGCGTGTCCGGCAGGGGCAGCGGGGAAGGCCTCGGGAGGGGTATGTCCCTGTCCCGGAGCGACGGGTAGCTGTAGGGCTCCGGGGTCGTCTGGCTCAGGGGAGGCGAGGCCCCTGGGCACGGGCTCAAGGGGTGCGGGGTGTCCCCCGGCTCCGGGAACCAGAACTCGTCCGGCGTTCGCACAGGACTCCCCAGCGGAGGTGTCAAATAGCAAGCCCCTTGCAGCTGGAGGTCTTCCCAGTCTCCGGACCTCCTGGTGGGCGTTCTCTTCCTCCTCCGCCTCCTGCGGGAGCTGGGGGGTGTTACCGGAGGTGTTTGTGGAGTCGGCGGTCTCGCTGCGGGTCGTCTGTGTGGACCCTTGGAGCCTCTGCCTCTTAGGTCCTGCAGTTCCACCTCCTCCGGCCACCCGTCGCCGTTTCCTGTGAGCAGCTCCTTCAGTCTCTGCACAAGCGTTTGTGGTCGGTGTGGTGCTGGTGACAGATTCGGGAGGGCAAATATGTTCATTGTTAATTACCACGTCCCACCTTTGTCCGGTGCCATACTTGGCGGCCTCATCGCTAAACCGCACATAATAGCGTTTTTCGCAATTGTCCCAAAACCATAGTCCATCATTATCTACGTTGCTCTTTGTCTTCTGCCACTTTTCGTTGACATCCGTGTAATACACCTTACTCCACATGGTATAGTGCATTGCGTTGGCCCTGTCCCCGTCAAAGTACACCTCAACGGTTGTTGGACCTTTTTTAAAGCAATGGGATGGCTCTGTAGTCCATCTCTCATAGCTGGTGTCCTGCAATGTCCACTGCTCCGTGGCATATGGAGAGTCCTGCAATGTCTGCAGCGTCAGCTGCATCTCTATTGCTTGCTTTGCTTTCTCGGCTGACACTCGCAGCGAAGGTACTGGCTGCAGACCTAGCCGCGTGACCCCGGACTTTTTTGCATAGTGCATCAGCACATTTTCCTTGCGTAGAAGGTTCCAGTGCTGGACCTGCACAGATATCAGTTCACTGCCCTCTTCATAAATGGTCAGTAGCTCGTCTTGTATCGCATCTAAACGTTTTTTCAGGCTCTCCATCTTCCCCCTCGTCTTCTTGATCACTTAGGTCTAATCGTAACCACAACCTTTTGAAAAATGATTTCCAGTTACCTTTTGTTAATTGGTAAACAGGCTCGCCCTCCTCGTTAAAGGGGAAGGCATGCTTAAATTCCACTATATGTATTCTGCTGTATAGATAGCGCCATCTGTCGTTGTGTTTAATGTTAATATTACTTGTAATGAGCAGTGGCGGACACCTAATCTGCAAAGGGTTTTTATGCTTAAGGTCCACGCATATAGCGTTTCCGTCCAGTGCGTTCCTCATATATTCGTCTATGTAGTCCCAGGTGGACTTGGTGGCGTCGTCTATAAGGGCTATTCTAGTGTCGGCCAGTGGCTGCAGCCAGAACTGGCTTTTGTAATTGGTGAATGACAGTACCCTACCCCCGAAGAAGTCTAGCAGGCTAAGGCAAAACGCTGATTTCCCTGTGTCTGGTGGTCCCACTATACACATACATGTCCTTTTTGGAATGCCCTTTAACATGTCCCTCAGCGCCCCTATAAATGTAATAACCTCTATACCCTGGTATCTGAGGAAATTGCCTATGTTTTTCCAGTCTCCTTCCTCCTCTATCAGGCCCATTCGTCTGTTTATCCATTCGGACATACTCATGGCAGACATTATGGCACGCCTGTAATGCTTGACCATCACTGCGCAGTCCCTGACATGCTTGGCCTGTGAGTTTGTACCTAGCCATGCCGCTGCATTTGTGTCCTCGTCGGCTAGCAATGCATAGTGGTAGGCTATATCGCTCTCCTCTGTGTGGTCGTTGTCATACGCCCACTGGACCATAGTGGAGAGGACAAACTTGTTGTCCTCCCCGCTGTGATGCTGCACTAATGTCTGCCGTGCAACCCAGTCTGGAAGTGGACCGTGGCTTTGCACTGCGGTCGACATACTGTTTCTGTACCAATATAGCGCCGCTGGGACGCTCCTAATTTTAGGTGGGTCGGCGAGAATTTGGATGTCCGACACACTTAGTACGCTTTTCATTAGCTTGATAAGTGTATTCCTATTTTTGTGTGCAGTAAATCTGAGAAGCATAAGTACAATATATCCTGTCGCGATTGCATTACCACTGCACTGCACATATTCGCAATGCTTTTCCAACCTATGCACTAGATCGCTATAGGTGTTGTGGTGCACTCCAAATGCCACCACGACCCAGTCTGGGTTGCATGTCTTATTGCTTTTAAATACCCTTGTAAGCTCTGTCAGGCTTATCCCGTAACCCTTTTTGAATAGGGCGAGCTGTGTCGCCCGTTGGTTAGACGCTCGCATTAGCTGTGTAATGAGGGTCTGTGATCCCCCGCGCGTGTATAGCCCCTGTGTCGGGGTCCTGCCTAGGCGATCGTCCTCCTCCCCCACCAGCATCACCGCGTCTACCTGATCGCTGTCCGGAGTAGAATGGCTAGTTTCATTTTGACCCGATGACTCCAGCCCGCTGTCTACACTGTGTGCAAAAAGTCTGCGCTTTGCACTCTGCTTAGGTGGTGAAATCTTTATGGCTCTTAGCCGAGGGCTTAACTCTGCCTCTACTTTCTGTTTCGGACTTACATACTTTCTTTTCAGGTCCTGCACCTGCCTATTGTCCTCCCTCATTATTTGCTGGTGCAATAAAGCTTGGGAATTCCCCTGACTTACTTGTACCTCTAAGCTATCATTAATTAAGTCGCCCGAACTCTCGTCCTCCGCATCATCCTCACTTGTGTCCATATCACTACACTCTGCCTCCCGCAAGATAAACCCCCCCCCCCTACTCGTTCCTTCGTCAGGGTCGGTACCTGAATCTATGTCACCCTCCATGGTCAAAGCGGTAGGACGCGGCGCAGGTGGGACAGCACAATGATGTGTTTCGGCACAGCAATGTCTCTAGGCAGTGTATCCCCTCCTGGGTGCAGAGCACAACAATCTTAATGCCTCGTTCGCAGGTGCCACAAGATGTCTGTATTCTGAATGGCCTCAGATTCTGATTGGTGAGCGCCTCCTCCTCATCATCATCAGACTGTGCAAGCTCCTCATCACACCAGAGGTTGTCAACTGGTGTGGGTTGCTCCTCAAGAACGATGTCTCTCAAAGTAGCGTCTTTCCCAATCATTATCAGATTCTGCACAATATGTGCAGAGCGTCCGCCACCGCCCTCTCACTTTTTTAAACTTCTGTCTTCTGTAGAGTGCTTGGATCTTCTGCGTGGTGGTCACAAGCCCGAGACAGCATGTGCACCTCACTGGTATCCAGTAAAATCCTTGTCCTACCCTCTGCACAAATTGCCTGTAGGATATTTCCTCCGAGGTGTACTGTGACACCTCTCTGCTACAAATGCTCCTTGCACAGGACGTGCAACAGGCGTGCGGAAGTCCGTTTTTCCAGGACACTTGAAGGACTTTGAAGTCAAATGACACGCGGTCTTCAAAGCTTAGCAGATTGCCACAAAACACACATGGAATGCTTATCGCGCACAGAGACACTCCTGAGCGCACGCAGAGGCTTGCAAGGCTCCATGGACGCTCCATAGCCCGCCTTGCAACGGTCTCTAG